GAAAGGACTTCCGAAGGTGGCTGGAATATTGGAAGTAATTGTCATGTCAGATACCTTCGAAAATAGGTTGGTTGTGGTGATGGCGGTGATTGGTCTGCATCAGGTCCATCAGCTGTGTGAAGAAAGCTATGGAGGCGTAGTCCGCTGAGAGCGGGACGATGGTGTCTGCCATCGGCTGAACGCCGCGAAGGCACTCCCACTGTTCGGGATGGTTCGGCATCAGGTCGCGCCGCTCGGTGGCAAGGGCCACCATGTCGGCTTCTTTAACGCAGGCAGGCAGGTCGATCTGAATGTCGAAGCGATCGCAAACCGCGAGCCAGATTTGATGTTCGACGTACTGGTATTCAGGCATCACCGCTTTGAGCGGGCGGGTCATGTCGCCGATATAGGCTTCGGTTGCGTCGTGCAGCAGCGCCACCAGCTGGTGTTCGACGGGTACCAGACTGGCAACGATAAGGCTGTGTTGCGCCACGCTGTAGTGAGCGCGGGTGTGCCCGTTGAATCGGCACAAGCGCGACAGGGCGTGAGCGATATCCGCCGGCTTGATCATGGATGCGTTAGGGCGCAGCAGGTCGAACTGCTGGCCGCTTTGGGTGAGGATCCAGGTCATGCTGCATCCTCCGCGTCGAGTGGTGCAGGGTAGGCCGCTAACCACATCTTCGCGGCGAAGGCGGTCAACTGTCTGCGCTGCTTGTTCACCCTGGCGACCATGATTTCTGTACCGGGGAACGCTTGCCAGGTTTCCACGGCCAGTCCCAGTGATGTGGTGATCTTCGTCATCAGTTCATGGTCGTCGATGGTGCAGGCTGGCGAAGCGGCATGTTGCTCGCGGGCCAGGTTGACGCCACGATCAAAGCCGCGTGCAAAGGCTTTTTTGCTCGCTTTGATCAGGAAGAAAGCGGTCGCAATCCAGCCCAGAAACAGGCCGGCGACGATGATGTAAGTTTCGATTTGCATGTGCTGTATGCCTCGTTAGAGCCCGCCGCCGGACAGTTTTGGTGAGAGGACGGCGACGGGATGTTGCATGGAGTTAGTTAGATCGTGGCTTCATAGAGCGGCACGTCGTTAATGGCGCTTTCGATCTTGGCGCGCACGGCGTTGTAGGCTTCCTCCAGCACCTTGTCGGCGCGCACCAGCTCGTACCACATGACCAGGCGGCCTTCCTGAATGCGGTAGCGGAATCGGGCTGGCACGCAGAAGGCGTCGCCGCCGAGGAATGGCTTGAGCGCGATGAAGAATTCTTCGGGGATACGCAGTTGGCCAGCTTCGCCGGCGCGTCCATCGATTTCTTCGTTGTAGGTCAGTTGCACCTGGCCGTTGTCGAGGCGCGTGCCTTGACGGAACGTGATGTTTTTCTTGGCTTCCAGGGTGCGGCTGATTTCGAGCATGTCGGCAGCGCTTGGGGTGTTCTCGTGCTCGGGGTGGTGGGTGATGTCCTTCACGTTGTCTTCGATGAATTCGGCGAAGGTGGCCTGGTCCATCCGCTTGCGGTCCTTTTCCTTCCAGTTGCCCCATTCAACGGTGGTCGGGCAGCGGTAAGTCGCGACATGATCGCGCCAGGCTGGTGCGGCCGGATCGTGGTAGTCGATCACCGCTGTGAAAGTGCGACCCTCGGGGCCGTTGCAAAACACTGCCGTGGCCTGGGTGGAAAAGCGATTGACGTAGCTGATGAACGACTCTGCATCGAGCACGGTGAGCTTCTGCTTGATCCGCGAAGGCGCGGGCAGCAGGTGCTCCAGGCTTTCGATGCTGACCCCGTTCGGTACGAGTGCCAGCGGCGCAGGGATGCCTGGAACCTCGATGGGTTTGCCGAGGGCCTGAGCCAGGGCGACTAGGTGCTGTAGGGCTTGTTGCATTGGATGTGCTCCAGTGGGTGACGACTTGGTGAGAGGTTGGTGGTGTGGGTGTTACTGGCTGACCTGTCGCAAAGCTCCGGGCCCGGGTTCGTCCTCGACACTGCGCAGCGGGATTTCCTGCTGGCGTGGGTCGCGGCGGGTGATGTTGCCTTCGGGCGTGACGAAGAACAGCGACGTTCCGCGCGCCAGTACAGGCTCTTTGGTCTTTACGTCGGCCTTCACTGCCATCTGGCCGCCGCCATCAGGCTTGTAGGTAAGCTTGATGGTCAGATCGCCGCCCTTGCCGGTCATACGGATGGCGTCAATCAGGCTGTGCTGGGCCTCGGTGAGTTCGTCCAGAAGGCCACCGGCCTCGATGTCGCGCAGGGTGTCCATAAAGGGACGTGCTTTGGTGTTCATGTGCTGTGCCTCATTGGATGTGACGCCCCTGGTCGGCAGGGGCTACCGTTTGAATCAGGCCGCTTGCTTTGTCGCTTGGGCGTCGAGGTAGTCGGCCAGGTCGTGGAGGTAAACGACTGGCGTACCTTTAGCGGAGCCACCCAGGCGGGTTACTTTCAACTTGATGCGCCCGGCGCTGATGCGTCGTAGAAGGTAGCGATCGCTGGTGATGTGCGAGAAGTAGCGTTCCCGAACTGCGGACAGTGTCGGCCAGGACGTTGACCATTCCTTTCGCAGTTGGTCGATGGTGGTGCTCATGATGTTTTCTCCCCGTACCCCTCCTTTTGGGGCACCAACTTGAGGCGGATCAGTTCGGCGAGACCTTCTTTGCTCTTGCCCTTGGCCGCTGCCAGGACGTTGCCCTCGGCGTCTGCGACGACGGCGCCGTATGGGTATTCCGGGCACTTAACCGGCGTCACGTATGCGATCTGGCCTTCGCCCACAACGGCGTCTACGCAACGGAACACCTCGGCCAACTCGACCGACACGCATGGCAAAGACTCCAGCAGTGCGACAGCCTCGGCCGAGGCACCAATCAACGTGGCGCGACTGATCACGCCGGGATGGTTGAGGTACATCGGCACCAGTTTCAGGGCACCTACAGCGGAGTTGATGGCGTTCGGCGTCTTCATGCTGCGGCGTCCTTGTTGGTGATGGTGATGTCCAGCTTCTTGGCAATCCACTCAACACCCGCTTCCTTGACCATCACCACGGAGTAGTGGGTGTAGTTGCGGAGTGTTGGATTCCAGCGGCTGCGTGGGTCGGAGAACAGGTAGCCGCGTTCGCGGTGTGCGCTGGCTAGATCGCCTGACGAATTCAGCACGCCGAGTTCCCGCAACCTGGTGCGGAAGGCGCGAGTTTTGAGCCCGAGCAAAGCGGCGGTTTGATCCAGGGTGCGGTTCATGGCTGCGGCCTCAGGCAGTGAGATGTTCGGGGTGTTGCTGGATGCGGCGAACCATCAGGAACACCTCATCCAGCGAGCGCAGGAACTCCTCGACCGTGCCGTAGTTAGTCAGCGTCAGATCATCCTTATGAGCAGCTACCCCGGCCTCGCTGACGTGAGGGTTCACGGCTGGTGCGTCGGCCCGAAAAATATGAATGACCGTGCCGCCGCGGCGACGAATGAGGTCCGCTTCGTTTTCGAAGCGCACGTCGCTGATGACGAAGCCCAGCACCGCGCCAAGCGCGTTCGTCATGTAATCGAGGTTTTGTTCGGCGAGCTTTACCCATACATCTGGGTGCACGGTGTTGCGTGCCCAATCGGTGCCCATCGACTGCATCAGTTGACGCGGCGAACGCTCCAGCCAGGCCAGGGGCTGCTCCTTGCGGTCGCCTTCGAAGTCGGTAGGGTCGAGGTTGAAGATCGCCATCAGGCCATCGCGGAGCGGATCAGCGAATGCGTAGTGCTCCAGCAGGTAAGTGCCAACCAGGTGCTCGGCTGCGGTCGACTTGCCGGAGCGGGCACGGCCAGTGAGGCCAATCAGAAGAGGCTTCATGCTGCGTCGCCTCCCCGTGGGCCTTGATCATCGTTGGTGACGGCTGCGGGCGCGGGTGCAATGGTGGCGCGACCCAGATTGACGATGACCAGAAGGCCAATGCTGCGCTGGATACGTTCCACGGCGGCGGGGCTGGTTGCCGCCGCCGGGTGAAGGTAGACCGGACAGCGGGTGTTGCTGTGCTGTGTCGTTTGCATATCTCGTACTCTTTGGTGAGAGGGGCACGAGAGAAATCTAGCAATAGCTAACAATTACATCAATAGCGAAAGCTGATTTATTTTTAGCGTTTGACAAAAAAAGCCGCTGGTAGCGGCTTCTTTACATCTGATGGTCAGCTTTGGATTTGGCTCGGAGGAACAATTCCACCGACGTAGTGGATTGATTCAATGTCGGACTGCGGGACAGTCATGCGACTGAAAGCGCCGCTTACTGACATTAGGCTAACCTCATCGGCGTTTGCGTAGAGTAGTTCTTTAATCATCTTCTCACCGTTTTTTTGGGTCACCAAAACGTACTCGCCGGGTACGAGCGCGTGCCGAGGCTCGCACCAAATGATCCAGCCATTACGTATTGCAGGTGCAAGGGCATCCCCTTTTATGCGTAGTGCGTAAACAGTTGGATCTGAAGTAGGTACATCAACCCACCCCGTTGCCGGGGCCTGCTCATCCCATAAACCGTCATTTTTCAATTGGGCAACTCCTTGTATAGGAGCCCGCCGGAAGGGATTGATGAGCATTGGGCCAGGTGCTGTGCCAGGCGAAACCCCATCCTGGGCTGAACGCACGGGCATTAAAAGTGTTCCGCCAGTGAGGCCGATCTTATCTTCAAGATTTTTTGCTGCCTTATCGCCCAGGGATCTATGACCATTCAGCAATTGGGAAAGGTAAGCAGGATTTAGATTATGTCGGTCGGCAAACTCTTTTGTTTTGAGGTTGCCAATCAGGGCCCTAAGGGCTTCAACGCGGAGCTGGCTGATATTCATATGACCATCATAAAAGCGTTTAGCGTTTTGTAAATATCAAGTAGCTATTGCGGTGATGGATAGCGGATGCTAGTCTTTTTCGAAACGGAGGTGCACATGAGCTTGCATGCATACATAAAAGTACTCGATAAGGCGAAGCTAGATGACCTGGCGGAGCGTTGCGATACTACTGCTGGACAATTGAAGCAAATTGCATACGGGAACCGGCGCGCCAGTGTCGTGCTGGCAGTCTCGCTTGAGCGCGAAACTCAAGGAGAGGTCACGTGTGTCCAGCTTCGCCCAGATGTTGATTGGGCTTATTTGCGCGGCACTAAGGCGGCTTGAAGGGTGCCGAGCTGGGGCCTCTCACCAAAGATCCCCCAGCCCAGCGGTGGCGATACCAGCACATACATACCGCCACTTGAAACACCGGCCTGAAACCTCTCACCAAAGAAATGTCAGGCCGGCTGCAACGAGATACACAAGAAACATGTAAGTCGCTACATAGCGCGTCGGTCCGGGACCTCTCACCAAGAAATTCCCCGGACCGACTGGAACGATGAACAGCACATGCACATCGGTCGTGGTCGTAGGATAGGGCGTGCCCGCTTCTATGGCTAGACCGTAAACGGGGTATTTACGGTTATGAGTCGAACAGATCAATCACCGGCCGCTGGGCCGGTTCTTTCTCTGCGCAAAGCTATCTACCGCGCGGCCCATGATTACCGGGGCGGCGTGACCGCTTTGGCGCTCGACATGGTGCTTGATTACGACAGCCTGCAGAAGAAGGTCAAGCACGATGAAGAGCGGCGCTGGCTGGATCCTGACGAAATGGAAGAGGTGATCAGGCTGACCGCTGATCCTTGCCTATTAGATGCCCTGGTCAGGCCGGCGGGTGCCGTTTGGTACAAGCCAATACCGGTACCGGCAACTGCCGATGCGTTGAAGGCCGTCGGCAAGATGCTCGAGGAGTCAGGCCAGTTCGTGGCCTGCATGCACGACGGCGCCGCCGACAACATCTGGGAACCTCACGAAGTCCTTCTGCTGGAGCAGCGTGGCATGGATGTTATCCGTGAGGTGCTGGGGATCATGGTGGGTGCCCGCAAGGCAATGGAGGGCTCTGACAATGTCTGATGATATCGATATTGCCAACGAAGCCGCCGAACGCTTCCGGCTACACGCATTGGCATGCCGTCCGCGCCCGACATGCTCTGTCAGCGCGCAATTCTGTGAGGATTGCGGCGAACCTATCCCGTTACTTCGTCAGCAGACGATCCAGGGTTGTGCTACCTGCGTCAGTTGTCAGGGGTTGCGGGAGCGGCGGCGATGAGAGAGCAATCCACCAGCACAGCGATATCGTCCTGGGCTCGCCGCTACATCGAAACCTTTAACCTTGCCCTAGTCCCAATTGACCCGGGCGAAAAAGCGCCGAAGGGTATGGGCTGGAACAAGCCGGGCGGTTACATCACCGACCCGGTTGCCGCCGAAGCATTCTGGCAGCGCAATCCAAATCACAACCTGGGCGTAGTGCTCGGGCCCAGCCGTGTCTGCTCATTGGACGTGGACGATGTGCAGTGGACGCGGTTTGTATTGTTCGACCAGATGGGCCTCGATCTGGATGCCATGGCGGTGGTCTATCCGACCATCGTGGGTAATCCGCTGCGGTTCCGCGTGCTGTTCAAAATGCCGGATGACATCGAGCTGACGCGCCACTCACTTTCCTGGCCCAACGAGAAAGACCCTGACGGGTCGATTCACAAAGGGTTGATGGCGCGGGCCAAGGCTGCAAAAGAGCAGGGCGATTCTGTCGGTGAAGAGGCAGCCAAGGCCGAGGCTGACGAATACAAGCGCTTCACAGTGTTTGAACTTCGTGCGGGCCTGGTGCAGGACGTGTTCCCGCCGTCGATTCACCCGGGCACAGGCAAACCGTACACCTGGCGCACGCCACCGAATGCTGCCGATGGTCTGCCGGTACTTACCAACGAGCTGCTGAACATTTGGCAGAATTGGGATGTGTTCAAGCGCAACGCCGAGGCCGGGTGCCCTTGGGCGCCGAAATCGAAGAAGCCGGCCGCAAAGCCCATCAAGCGTGCTCCACCTGCTGACGGCAAACCCTCAGTGATTGACGAGTTCAACCGGTGCCACGATGTGGAAGAGCTGTTGCGTACCCACGACTACATCAAGCGTGGTAACAAATGGCTATACCCACACAGCAGCACCGGGCTGCCGGGTGTGACGGTCACCGACCGCAAGGTCTATTCGCACCACGGCGCGGATCCGTTGGCCAACGGTCACCAGAATGACGCGTTTGAGGTGTTTTGCCTGCTGGACCACGATGGCGACCAGTTGAAGGCAGTGAAGGACGCCGCTCGGATGTTGGGTATGCAGCACGCGTCGCGCCCAGTCCCACAAGATCTTCCCCCGGCCCCTTCGCCCGAAACGGACGCGCTTGAGGACAAATCACCGGCAGCTCCTGCTGACTCCGGGGGGGCGGGGGAGGGCCTGACTCTTGCAGCGGTGCTGCGGCGCTATGCGTTGGTTGAGGGAACGACCCATGTCTGGGACACAGACAAATCGCGGGTGATGAAAAAATCGGCATTTGAGGCATTGGTGGGCAAGGCGCTGTGTAAAGAGTGGCTGGATAGCGCAACCAAGAAGCTCATTGCCGATGATCAGGTGCGGGAGTTTGAGCAAGCCCGGAAGATCGCCGGGAAGAAAACAGCGGCATTGGACATGTCGCCGATGGAGCGGTACGTCTACATCGACGGCACGAAAGAAGTATGGGACCGGCTCAAGAAGCGGCGACTACCCGAAGGCGCGGTGAAGTTGAAGTTGGGCGATGCGTTCGCGCTGTGGGTCAACAGCCCGAATCGGCGTGAGGTCGATGTCGACCACATTGTGTTTGATCCGACCATGACCAAAGACCCGGCGCTTTACATCAACACGTTCGAAGGATTGCCAATTGAGCCGGTGCGCAATGACGCGGCCTGCGAAAACATGCGCTGGATGCTGAGTTTTCTCTGCAACCACGACGAAAACGCCACGCTGTGGCTGACGCGTTGGCTTGCGTATCCCCTGCAGCATCTCGGCGCCAAGATGGACACAGCCGTATTGATGCACTCGATCATGGAGGGCTCGGGTAAGAGCTTTCTGTTTGCTGACATCTTCGGCAAGTTGTACGGCCAGTACGCGGCAACAGTGGGGCAGGCCCAGCTGGAGGGCAACTTCAACGCCTGGCAAAGCCGGAAGCTTTGGGCTGTGTTTGAAGAGGTCGTGAGCCGCGATCAGCGTTACAACCAGGTGGGAAAGATCAAGCACCTTGTCACCGGCAAGACGGTGCGCATGGAGTCGAAGTTCATCAACGGTTGGGAAGAAGCCAACCACATGAACGCAGTGTTCCTCAGCAACGAGATCCTGCCTTGGCCAATCAGCGAAAATGACCGGCGAATGTTGGTTGTCTGGCCGCTGGAGACGCTGCCGCCTGATCGGCAGAAGGCCATAGGTGCTGAGTTGGAAGGGGAAGGCGTGGCGGCGTTGTACGCCTGGCTTCTGGCCCTCGACATGGGCGATTTCAATCAGCGAACCCGACCACCACACACGCCTGCTCGTGAGCGGCTGGTTGCGCTGAGTCGAGCCAGCTGGCAGACATTCATGCACCTCTGGCGAGCCAATCAGTTGGGCCAGAATATGTGGGGGGCATGCCTGTCGCAGGATCTTTATGCGCTATTCCTAGAATGGTGTCACCGTAACAAGGAGAACACCCTCAGTCATACCAAGTTTGCTGAGTTCATGAGCGCGGAGGTTGAGAAGACCGCCCGAAGCATTCCGTGGACAGATGGCAGCAACCGCCGATTCGGCATCTTGTTTTTCCCTGACGGTCCAGGCGCTTCCCGGCCCCCATCGTTTGGGTCGGCAGACCTGGGCAAGGCGGTAGTGACCTGGCGTGCAGGTGCACGCCTCGCGGGTTGGAACGTGGACAACTGGGACCACATCAAGGCAGTGGCAGCGCCATGAATACGTCAAATATGTGCAGGGTGTGTAGGGTTGTGCAAGGTTTGTTTTTTCAACCCAGCACAGCGACAGGCCACGTAATCCGGGCTTTGTGCGGGAGTGTGCTGGGTGTGCAGGGTTGTCGTGCGCGCAGGCGTGTGTGCGCACAGTTTTTCGGGACCCCGAAGCGAAGCGAGTTATTTGCCCATGCGAACCCCGAAAAAGCTTGCACACCCTACACACCCTGCACAGTTCAGATTAATAGACTGATTTATAAGAGTTTTATGTGTGTAGGGTTTGTGTTGGGTATGGCGTTTTTTGTGTCAGGTTGGCTTTTGACCGGGGGAGATGGGCGATGATCGAAGAAATCGAAGAACTGATGCGGCATTGGGGCAACCAGTTCAACCAGGTAGGTGATGGTGGTGGGTTGGGCAGCCCAATGGCGACGATTATGGAGTGGGGCGGCTCTGCCCCTCGCGGTACTCCGGGATCACGCGACTTGATGATGGCAACAGGCGGCGGGATGGATCACGCTGCATTGGAAGTCGCCGCAGCACTTGCGCAGCTTGAGCGGCAGTCGGAGAAAGGGGCGGTGCTCGCGAAGCTGGCACGTAATCGATATCTGCCTCGCCCTGCGTGGTCGGTGCGCTCTCAGTTGCCATTGCTGGGCCTGGGTGACGATGCGGATCGGACGTATAGGAACTGGGTCCATGTTTTGCACCAGCAGGTGCAGCTAATCTTGACAGTGCGTAGTGCGGCAGGCCGTGCGCGGAATATGCGGGTGAAGTCGCCGGCGACCGATCTGATGCGGGCGTCTACAGTGGCTCGTGTCCGGTCGTGCTGACAGCCGTTCGTCGGCGGGGTTTGTCGTGTTGTGGTCGTGTTGTGGTCGTATTGTTGTCGTATTCATGTCGTTTGTTAGTCTGCCGAAAATAGCCCCTTTTCGGTTTTTCCGGAGAGGGGTAAAAAGTCACCACGATATGGAATTTGCGCCTTGGCGCTGACCTCGCACGTGCTGTGCAGCTTTACCCGGTTTCCCTAGACCGGTCACTTAACCCCGCTTCGGCGGGGTTTTCTTTTTCTGCCCGATGGGTGTCTGCAATGGAGTATCAGCATGGGCGAGCCAGCGAGCACGGCTGCAACTGTTGTCGTGGCCGGCGGTGCCGGTGCTGCTGTAACGGGGTTGTTTACCGGAATTGATGCACTCGCTGTGATCGGTGCACTTGCCGGTGCACTGGTGTTCTTCACCACCACCGAAGAGTTGCCGGTCTGGAAGCGTGTGGTGTTCCTTTTGGTGTCCTTCGTCATGGGCTATCTGTTCGCCCCAAGCCTCGGCGACTTGGAGTTGTGGGGCATTCGGCCGTTCAAGCACTCCGGGCCAGCTGCATTCGGTGCGTCGGTACTGGTGGTCACGGTCGCACTCGCCATCATCAAGCGACGCGGTATCGATGCCGAACCGCATGGGAGGCAGGATGGATAGTCATGTGATTCAGGAAGTGCTAACCCAGTTCACGTTCTGGTTGTGCGTGGCGCTCTTCGTCCGGCTGTTCACCTTCCGGCGCCGTGGTGCCCGGTTCCGCCGTGACATGAGCTGCCTTGCCTGGTTGGTGATGGTCGCGTCCGGCGCAGTCATCGTCTACATCGGCAAGGGTCAGTTGATCATGCCGCGTAACTCGTGGCCGTTGGTGCTGCTGCTGGCGGTGTTCGTTGGGTCGGTGTGCCAGAGTTCGGGCAACCTGGCCCGGGTATGGAGAGTGGGCTGATGAGCAAGGTGTCTGATGACCGGCGCGGCAGCAGCACCGAACGTGGTTACGGGTACAAGTGGCAGAAGTCCCGCGACGGGCACCTGCGTGAAAATCCCTATTGCACGATGTGCTCGACCGACCAACGTCCTGTCGCCGCCAGCGTTGTCGACCACAAGATTGCGCCCAAGCTCAAGGACGCCAAGGACAGTGGCGATCCGGTGCGGCTCAAGGCGGCATGGAAGCTGTTCTGGAACCCTGCGAACTGGGCGAGCCTGTGCAAGTTCTGTCACGACTCGACCAAGCAGCGGATGGAGCGGACCGGCACGGTGCCAGGCTGCAACCCTGACGGGCGCCCCGTGGATCCTGGCCATCACTGGAACCGGTGATCACGGCCCAAAACGCACCAAAAAAGCGCGCTCCCGAGGGTAGGGGGGTGAAAAACTTCTTTCGGGATTCGTTCTAGACCGCTCGCCCCCCTCGCTTCGCAACGCCGTGAAAAATGGGAGGGGGGGGTACCCAACCAGATTGGGTGTTTTTTACATATTGGAGGGGCTGCTATGGCAGGAAATGGAAACTCAGGTCGGCCCGCAAAGCCAGCCGTGCTCAAGTTGCTGAGCGGCAATCCGGGCAAGCAGAGCTTCAGTCAACTGATGGAGCAGGTAAAGGATCCCGGCGTTCCGGTTGCGGCCCCTTCCATGCCCGACTTTCTCAGTGACGAAGCGGTTGCAGAGTGGGAGCAATTGCTGCCCCATCTCATCGCTTTAGGGTTTGTCAGTCGCCTCGACACTATGGCTTTGGCCACCTACTGCCAAAACTACGCGGACTGGCAGCGCATGCAGAGGAAAATCACTGAGCTGAATCGCAGCCTGGACAAGGGCGACGTGCAGACTTATGCCAACGGCGCTCAGCAAATCAGCGTGTGGCAGACCCTTGCGGAGAAGTTCGAGAAGCGCGCAAACGCTGCCGGTGCCCAATTCGGTCTGTCCCCTATGGCCCGTCGCAACCTGAAAACGTTGCCGCAAGGCCAAGGTGAGCTATTCCCCAATGAGCAACGAGACGCCGCAGACAAGTACTTCAACTGATGATCGCGTCAGCGCGTTTGCCCTGGCGGTGTTGGCCGGCGATATCGTCGCCGGTCCCGATGTCCGCAACGCCTGCAAGCGGCACCTGCAAGACCTCAAACACGGGCCAGCGCGGGGCTTGATCTGGGATCTGGGCAAGGCCAACCGAGCCATAGGTTTTTTCGAAGAGGTGCTTTGCCTTAACGGTGGCGACTACGAAGGTATGCCGTTCCTGCTGGCCCCGTGGCAAGCCTTTGTCATCGGTAGCCTGTTCGGCTGGATGACGGTGGACGGGTTCCGCCGCTTCCGCTTGGGCTACATCGAAACCGGTAAGGGCTCGGGAAAAAGCCCGCTGGTCGCTGGTATTGGTCTGTATGGGTTGGTTTCGGATGGCGAGCAACGCGCCGAGATCTATGCCGCTGCGACCAAACGTGACCAGGCAATGATCCTGTTTCGTGACGCCGTGTCGATGGTCGACATGTCGAAAAAGCTCAGCTCACGCCTGGTGCAGTCAGGCCGGGACGAAAAGGTCTGGAACCTGTTTTACCCCAACACCAATTCGTTCTTTCGGCCGATCAGTGCCGACGAAGGCAAGTCAGGGCCACGGCCGCACATCGGCTTGCTGGATGAGGTGCACGAACACAAAACCGCCGCCACCGTGAACATGATGCGCGCAGGTACCAAGAACCGGCGCAAGGCCATGGTGGTGATGATCACCAACAGTGGCTCCGACAAGAAAACAGTCTGTGGCCAGTATCACGATCTGGGTGTGCGGATCTGCGCCGGCATTGAGGATGACGACAGTTTCTTCGCATTCATCTGCTCGCTCGATGAGGGTGACGATCCGTTCCGGGAC